CAAGGAACAAGAACATCTCCTGATATCAAAAGAAATGATCTTTCTTGGTTATCAGTAGTTGAAAATCTTTTGGAAAAAGACTATACTGTAATATACACAGATGAGAATTCATCAGATATTCCAAAGGATGAAAATGAGCTTAATGATTAACTCTGATATTTCAAAGCAGTTCTTGCTTGAAGAAGATGCAATTAAAGGTTTTAAAAAGGCAGTAGACAATAATCAGCAAAGACTTGCAATGCAAATCTTGACAGAAATCATCGATGCTTTTATGGAAGCATTTGGTGTATTGTTTGAATCAGAAGAAGACGCTGAAGAAACTACAGTTGAAAATGTAGAACCAAAGATTGAAGAAGTAAAAGAAGAAAAGAAGCCAGCAGCAAAAAAGGCTGAAGCAAAAGAAGAAAAAGTACAAACTGAAGAAAAATGAAACTAATAATTGGCTGTCCAATTTATAAAAGAGATTGGATTTTACCTCAGTGGATTAGATGTCTAATCAATCAATCTATTGATATGAAAGATATTGGATTTATTTTTGAAACATCTCCAAATGATTTTTCTACGGTTAATTCTCTTTTAGCTTGGAAAAGAATAGATAATAGATTTCCATTGTTTGAAATCAATGAAAGAAATGACATTGAGCATTTTGAGCACGAAAACAATGGAAGACAATGGACAATGTCCAAATACCATAACATGGTATCTTTAAGAAATTCTTTACTTAAAAAGGTAAGAGAGTATCAGCCAGATTATTATCTAAGTTTAGATTCAGATATTCTTTTAGAAAATCCTAATACAATAGAATTATTGATAGCTCATATAAAGGACGGAGCAGATGCTGTAGCCCCGTTAATGTTTATGACTCCAGATACAAATAAGTATCCAAGTGTAATGAGCTGGAAAGACTCAGACTTGGAGATGGCATATAGAAAAGAAAAATATCCTTTAGGAACATATTTTGAGTCAGATATAATAATGGCTGCAAAGATGATGTCTAAAGATGTTTATAATAATGTTGATTATGAATTCCATAAGCAAGGCGAAGATCTTGGCTGGTCGAGAAATGCAACCAGAAAAGGCTTTAAAATGTATTCAGCATCTTATATATATGCCCCGCATATAATGGCACCTTTTTTGCTTCAGAACCATTTGACTTCTGGAGATCCAAGAGGTAATATTAATACATATGAAGTCTAATAAAGTATGATATATTTGTATAAGATTGTTTAATCTTATAAAAGTTAATTTACTATATAGATGATCAGTAATAAAGGATAAAAAATGGCTTTTGAATTTGTAGAAAACTTTACCATCGAAATGCCTAAGTTTTCAGAATCAAATTATAACTTTTCTGAATCTTTTGACGCAAAACAAGGTTTAATTATTGAAGTAGCCGCAATTCACGAGCGGATTAACTGCCAATTATAATAACTATTCTGCAATAGAGCTAGAAAAAGCTCTTCAGTCTTGGGTTGATCCATATCCAAAGCCAATCATTCTTAATCATGATTTAAACTCAGAGCCAATTGGTAGAGTTATGGCAGCTAGAATGGACAAAGAAGAAGACGGTTCGTCTTTTGTTCGTTTGCAAATAGCAGTTACTGATCCAGTCGCAGCACAAAAGATTGCAGACAAGAGATACATGACAGGTTCAGTTGGTGGTAGAGCCGGTAAAGCCGTTTGCTCGATATCTGGTGATGATTTGGCATCCGAAGATGACAATGGCAAGCCAAGAGTAGCAAGATATAAGAGAGGCAAAGTTTATAAGGGCAAGATGGCTTTTGTAGACATGCAGGATATTTCATTTAAAGAATACTCGTTTGTTAATCAACCAGCAGATCAAAGATCTGGCGTTAGAGGATCAAAGACAACTGATGGCAGTGCACCTGTAGCAGACTCAGATAACTGGGTAGCAAAGAGTGCAGCTTTTGTTCTCCACATGGATAACGAAGATATTGTGTCAATAAATGAAAATGAATCAATCTTGAAAAATATGAAGAAAAAAGAATCTAAACCAGTTTATCTTCATTTAAAGGGAGCGTTTTTGACAGCCCTTGCAATTCAGGAGAACGAAAATGTCAATAACGAAAGGGTCTCATTACTATCTAATGAAGACTCTATTGAAAATAAATCTGAGGAGAATCTTAAAATGAAAGATGTTGCAACTGATGACATCCTCGCTGTAACTGAAGAGCTTAGCGAAGACCTTTCAATTATTACTGCAGGTGGATCAAAAGAAGAGCCAGCAGAAGAAGCAGCAGCCTCTACAGAAGAAGTAACCCCTGTAGAAGAAGCAGCTCCAGTAGCAGAAGAACCAACAGAAAAATCAGCTGATGAAACAGCTGAGACAACAAACGTTGAATCAGACGCAGAAGAAGTAAAATCTGTTGAAGAACAAAAAGAATTAGTCGCAGTTGAGTCGGATGACGAATTAGCAAAAGCTAAAGCTCGCATAGCCGAACTTGAAGCGCAAATCGCTTCTGCAGTTCCAAACGCAGAAGAAAAGTCTACAGAAGTTCCAGAGGCAACAGAAGAACAGAGTGAAGAAGCAATTGTTGATTCTGTTAAGGCTGAAATTTCTGAAGAAAATAAAGAGACTGAAGGAACAGAAGCAGAGCTCACTAGCGAAGAAGTTGCTCCTGAGCAAAATGCCGAAGATTCAGTCAATAAACTTCAGGCTCTTGAAGAAGAAAACCAGAAGCTTAGAAGTGCATTACATAGAACTCTTGCTGAAAGAGTTGTAGATTCAAAGATTGCAATTGGTATTGAATCCTACGAAACTAGAGAAGAACTAATAGCTGATCACGTTAAGCGTACAGCTTCTTCTTTGGCCGATTCTTTAAGAGATCTTGCAAGCATGCCAGCAGCTAAAAAAGCAAAGGCAATCTTGCCAGAAATTAATTCTGAAATCGAAGCTAGCGAGAATGAGACAGGCGTCATAACTCTTGATAGAAAAGATGAAGAAAAAGAAACAATGGAGACAGCACCAATTGAGGACATCTTTGTAGATGCTCTTATGGGCCGTCGTAAACTTTAATCAAAATACTTTAAGGAGATAACTAAAAATGAGTTTAGCAAAATTTCGTAAAGTTGGAACCAAAACAGGTGCAGGTCGTTTCGTAGTTTCGCAGGGCATTGCCCCAGCAGCCTACTTGCTGACACACCCAGGTCTTCCAACATGGTACAGCGATTCGGAAGATGACCGTTTCGAAGTAGTAATTCCTAAGGGAACAATCCTTTCGGTAGTTGCTGATAGCAATGGAGATGCACGTGTAGTTCCTGCAAACGGAACATCGAGCAGCCAGTCTTGGGGCGACAACATGCCTACAAGCTGGGATCCATTGGCTGGTGCAACTCCAGCTTATTCATCGGGTGCAACTGACACAGTAACTGTAGCAGCTCGCTCGATTCCTGTTGGTGTTGCACAGTATGACCTCTATCGTCCATTCGATAAGGGCACATCACAGGGTGCAGGTTTCATTACCCATGGATATGTTGAGTATCCAATGGTTACTGGTATAAACGCAGACGTCACAATTGGTTCGGTCGTAAGATCAGACAATATGGGCCGTCCCGTACTGGCAGCTGCTAGCGATTTCTATAACTCGTCAGCAGTCTATTCTTACCTCCAGGTTGGTAAGGTAGTGGAAGTAGAAAAGTTTGCAACCAACTTTGATGATGGTCTGCTTTCCTACATGCAATTGCCGTCAGACCCAGGTGCTTTGAAGACTGTATACGAGCTTACACGCTCGGGCGCATTCTCTGGCAAATTGGGTATACGTTCCAACTTGGACGTTACAAATGTGATTGGTGCATTCCGCGTCAATCTCACACTTTAAGAAAATAATAGCAGGAGGAAAGATCCTAAGATGAGTAAGACAATCCAAGAGCTCCTCTCGGGTCTCCCAGCATGGGAGACTGTTTTAACCGAGGATGGGCACATCGATGAAAACAATAGAGTGACCATCAAAGAGGCTTTTGCATCACCAGATGCAGCAGCACTTTTTCCGAAGGTCATCTCTCGTACACTTAGAGAAGCAGCAGAGCCACAGTTACTCGTGACTCCATTGCTCTCGACAGTGCGCCTAGGAAAGGGACGCTCCTTGGAGTTCCCAGCCGTAAACGCAATTCAAGCAGCTGAAATTCCTGAAGGTCAGGAATACCCAGAGCAGGCACTCGCATTTGCAAAGCAGATCGAAGGCAAAGTTTCGAAGAAGGGCGTTAAGCTCTCTTTCACAGAGGAAGTCATTGCTGACTCACTCTGGGACATTGTCGGACTTCATGTTCGTGCAGCGGGTCGTGCTATGGCACGCTTGAAAGAGCAGATTGCTCTGTCACGTTTCAAGGACGCAGCTACAATTGTATTTGACAACGACAGTGGTTCGTATGATGATACAACAGGCCGCGGAATTGATGGCGCATTCAATGACACACTCCACTGGGATGATGTTATTGATATGGCAGCAGTCCTTATGGCAGAAAATCATATTCCAACAGACTTTATCCTCCACCCATTGATGTGGTCGGTATTCTTGAAGGATGCAATTTTCCACACTGGTGGTTCGGCTGCAGCTGTTAATACAAGCTGGGGCTACCGTCCAGACTCGCCAAGTGGTGCGCTCAATTCAACAGCACCAATGGGTCTGAACGTAATTGTTACACCATTCGTAAGCTTCACCGCAAAATCGGGAGCAACACCTGCTAAGTCAGATGTGTTCTTGATTGACCGCAATGAAGTTGGAACCCTTCTCGTCAAGGATGAAATGAGCACAGATCAGTTTGATGATCCAACTCGTGACATCCGTCAGATGAAGATGAAGGAACGTTATGACATCGTAATGCTCGGTGACGGTGAAGGAATCACAGTTGCTAAGAACGTTAACCTTGCTCGTAACTACGAAGTTCAAGTTACCAACGAGGCAACAATCTAATAAGCCTTAGGGAAGCTATAGTTACGAATCCCTAGAGAGTGGGGGGTGTGAGAGAAATCTCCACCCCCTATTTTCATATTTACGTTTTGTTTATTACTATTATCATTAACTGTTAGTGTCGGAGATTATTAGTGGCTTTATTTCTCGTTGATCAAGCAAAAGTGGGTCTTTATAGTGTTTCTATAAAGTTTGGTAGAACCATAAAGATATCTTCTTTAAAGAATGAAAATTTTAAAGTATATAGAGATGCTGCTACGCCAACGCAAGTAACAGCACCTTTTGAAATAATAAATACAATCAAAGATTATAATCAGATTTCTAGAGTTATGAGCCTTTATTGGAAGGCTACTTTAGTTGATGGCGCAAATTATTATATTCTTGTTGAAAACATAGTTGATTCAGCTGGATCAATAATACCAACAGAAAAAATAACTTTTACATACGTATCTGCAGCCACTCCATCTGAAATAGAATATGTAGATCCGGGCATTGTTCCGGTATTAATTGAAGATAAATCAATTAAAACAGAAGCTGATATTAGCTATAATATTATTGCAAAGAATCCATTATTTTATATAGATAACATTGATCCTGTTGATGGAGACTTC